TGCCCTTGACGAGGCGGCTGATCACGTAGCGCGACACGTCCATCCAAGACATGGCCGCCGCGAAAGAGAAGCCCGCGACGAGAGAGTTGAGCGCCTGGGCCTCGAGCTGGGAACCGACATCGCGGGCGAAGGCTTCGACATCTTCGAGATCGAATCGGTCATCGACTTGTTCTTCTTCGGTCGACATTGTGTATATGGTATACGATAGGCGAAGAATTTTATTTCACTCTGTATCGGACGCTAATAACTCCTCGCGAACCGCTAGTTTTGTGTAGACTTTGCCCCCATCCGCCGGCACACCCCGAACTTTCATATCATCGTCGTCTGATGAGCTCGAATCTGACGAAGACGATTCGTCGGTCGAACTCCCGCACGGCCTGAACTTTTTATACGTCGATTCCTGATACCCAGTGGGTTCAGAAACCTTCTTCCGAGCCCTCTTCTTCCGAACCGGAATCTTCTGTGATGTACTCGTTGGCATCTATCGATGACTTGAGATATTCTTGGGCGGGATTCGACGGGGTCCACGATTCGTATTCACTCCCTGAGCGCGTCACGGCGGTCATGAGCGGGTCGTCCCCGACGTATCTCGTCCAAACCTCGTCCTCGTCCTCATCGCACTCGAATTCCTCGTCTTCATCGTCATCGCCGGCGCCATCGCCGGCCAGCCCCGGGAACAAAGACTCCGCAGATTCACCGACGCGATACATCGTGCAATACTTGATAGCCAATTGAAAATCTTCCGATAAAAGCATGCTTCGTCCACACGCGTTCGCGTATTGGGCCGCGAGAACGACGGCCGTCTCGAAGACTGGTTTACAGATGTCGATGAGGGCCTGTGCATGCCGGTGCTGCATTTCTTCTTCGTCGCCCTGCAAGTTACTGAAGCCCGTGCGCATCATTATGGTGTGTACTGATATAAAATATCAGCTTTTCCCTCGCTGAAACGCAACACGTTGTGCGACGCCCCGTAGACGCGCACGTCTCGCGCGTACGTTGGCTGCGGATTAAGCTCGAACTGGACAATTTGGTCCTTGATGAGAGACAAATTAACGGTTCCCGACGGCGGTCCCTCTGGCTCGGTCGCGAACGCGTAACTATAGAATCGGCGAATGAGCTGCGTCTTGGAGTGGTGCATGTACGGTTGAACCGCCTTGAGAAAGATCGCCTTTCCCGTGACCTCGTCCAAAATTTCTTCACCATCGAAACTCAACTTCAGGTGCCGGAGATGTTCAAATAGAATGAGTCGCCCACCGATCCCCGTCGTCTTCCCCTCTCCCGTGTTAGGCGTCGTGACTCGGTTATCGTAATCGAACGGCGACGACCCCGTCGGAACTCGCGATCTAATCACGAAGTAGAGCTCGCGCATTGGATTGGAAAACTCAAGCTTCATCCTGAGCGCATTTGTGCCGGCGGAAATCGTCTCTTGGTGTCTCTGGTGCTGTGTGATGACGTAATCGAGCTCGGGGCGACGCAAGAGTTGGTCCCGGACGGCGTCTTCGACGAATACGATATCCGTCGCGAGCGCCATGGACTTGATCGTGGGTCGTCCACCACTAGTCGTGAAATCGATGTGTCCACCGGTGACTGTGGAGACCATGAGATGGCCATCCACGGCGTCCTGATAGTGTCGTAATTTAACCACGAACTCGACCTCCTGAAGCTTCAACGCGCATAGAGGCAGTGCGAGCTCTGGTTTTCTATAGAAATAGAACGGGAGGTCGATGATCAACTCCGTATCCCCCGTCGCTTCGCCGAGATGGGCCGCGATGGATTTGTCAGACACCAATGTGCCGGCGACTCGATTTGGGTACTTACCAATCAAGTGTTTGAGCGCCTGTTGCTTCGTCTGGGTGTAATTCTGTTCGCTGTAAATCTGGAGCACGTCCGACGTGAGTCTTTGGATCACGACGTCGCCTATCCGGAGGTCGACGTACTCGATGATGCCGTGCCCGATGGAATCGATCCAGGCCAACGAGTGACCATCGGGGTGATTCAACTCCGAGAGCGTCACCTTGAGCGCCACCGTCTTCAAAAGATCCCCGTAATTCGCTGGAATTCGAAAATGCGCCGTCTCCCCAAACCGGGTGCTCGTCTGTGGCTCGAAGTCTCGCGACTGCACGGCGTAATTGGTCGTTTTCTTGAAAATCGACCGAAAGTGTGTGTACTCTGGGTCGACCGTGAAGAACCGCTCCTGTGGGCCTCGCGCGAGCTCGAGCTGCACGCGTCCGGCCATCTACTATACATATCTAAAATTTTACACCCGCCAAGCCCGCGGCTATGGTCAAAATGTTATACGAAACGGCGTAGACCCGAACCGTCGACGGGTGGCCGGCATACAGATGGTCGATGTTCACAGTCAATAGCTTGTGTGCGATCCGCGAAAAGTTGACCTGACCGGACGGCGCGGCGCGATCGGGGTACTCGGCGAACGAGAACATGCCGAAATCACTCTTTAACGAGTACGCGGCACCGCCCGCGCCGATCGTCGTACTCCGCGTGTCCGCCATGGTCGTCGTTCTGACCAATGGTGAGTTCACGTGGTTTCTCAGCGACTGTTCGTATACCAACTGTTTGTGCGTCTTGTCGAACACAACCTCGTCGTTGAAGCGGAGACGGACGCGCTGAATCGTGTTGAAATCATACGGCGTGTTTAGCTCCACCGCGCGATCCGACGTCGACGTGAAAAACATCTCTTTAACTGGGCCGGCAAATTTGAGCATCACCGACCGCTCCGTTTCACCGGCGGGTATCTTAAATTGCGACATCTGGAGCTGTGTGATGGCATAACTGATCGGTTTATGCATGAAATACGCGCGCTCTTCGGGCGTCACGTAGACAAACTCCGAATCGAGCGACATGTTCGCGATCTTCGCCGTCAGACCCGACGGGATGTCTGCCGGTGTGGTGTACCAGATGAGCTCGTTCAGAGGGCGAAGCTTGATTCGTACTTCGACCAATTGTTTCGTGAGCGCACACACGGGAATCGCGAGCGACGACTCGCGATAAAAGTAAAACGGGAGGTCCATGTAGTAGGTGTATGTGCCGTTCGAGTACCGCAAAAAGTTCCCGTGACCATTCAGAAAGTACACGCTCTGATCGACATCATCGAACGAGTTGTTGAGCTGTTGATGCATGTAGATGTACTCACCCGTGAGTCGTTGAACCGTTTGACCGCCGATCAACAGGTCTGCGTGCTCGATCAGGTGGGAAATGACGCTCGGCGTCCAGTACACATCGTTTTTTCCAGGTGAATCTGGTGTTGGATCGCTCAGGACGATCTTCAGAGCGACGTTTCGTATCAAGTCACCCTTGGTCACCGGCACTCGGCAAGACACTTCACCACCGAAATCGACTCGACCGTCGACAGGCGTCTCGACGGTCTCTATCGCGAACTTCGTGTGGCGCTTGAACCTTTGTAGGAAGTGACTGTGTGTGGCGTCGCCTGTGATCCACGCGTCGACGCCCGCGGTGGCCGCAAGTCGTAACCTGCCGGCAGGCATCGTGAGTCTACTTTGAGCGGGGAAAATATCTGAAATAAAAAAGCACACTGATCGCAGGAAGCATGAGCACAGCGGACGGAGTGAACCTCCAACTCAAGAAATTCCAACCGCAGAACATGCAAGACGATGCGACCGCCGTATTCGTCGCTCGCAGGCGATCTGGAAAATCAGTGGCCGTTCGTGACATCATGTATTACAAGAGACACATCCCGTGTGGCATCGTGTGTAACGGGACGGAGGAAGGAAACTCGTTCTACGGAGGCTTCGTACCCGACTTATTCGTCTATGGAGATTACGACAAAGAAGCAGTCGATCGCGTGATCCAGCGCCAGCGGAAGATCGTCAACGGGTCTAACAAACACAAGCCCGGCAACAACGCCTTCATCATCCTGGATGACTGCATGTACGACACGAAATTCGTCCGAGACACGCAACTACGAACGATCTTTCTCAACGGTAGGCACTATAAACTGTTCTTTTTGATGACCCTACAGTACGCGATCGATCTTCCGCCCGCGCTACGGGCTAACTCGGATTACATTTTTGTTTTCAAGGAGCCGGTGCTCGCGAACAGGGAAAAGTTATACAAGAACTTCTTCGGCATCTTTCCCACGTTCGATATGTTTAACAAGGTCTTGGAGGCGTGCACGGAGGATTACGGCTGTTTAGTCTTAGATAACACCGTCCGATCCAACAAGATCAGCGATTGTGTGTTCTGGTGGAAAGCATCTCTGCGGAAGAATTTCAGAGTGGGCTCACCGGCGCTTTGGCAGATGCACAAAAAGATGTATAATCCGAGACATTTTGAGACGGACAATAACAAGTTGAAGGACGCGAAGAAGGGCACGAGCCTCAAGATCACCAAGCGCAGGTAGAGTGCGCGTCGAAACCGATTTTAGAAAACATGGACCCTTAGGTAGAGAAGATGTCCCAGCAGATCCAGACCATGAACCTCGTCGACGGTGGTGAGGGCTACGTCCCATTGGCGCCGAGCGCACCGCCCGACGTTCAACCACCGCCCATGGCCGTCGCGTCGTCTTCCCTTCCCCAGAGCCAGGGGGCGGAGGCGCCGACAACAGCGTTTCATTCGTCTGAAAAAAATGTCGCACAACAACAGCAACAACAGCCCATGGACTCGACGCCGCTCGACGCCGTCATGATGGAACACGGTCCGCCCGCGGGAGGTGCCGTTATGTTGGATCCGCCCGTGATCCAAAACCAGTCGCCGATGCAATCGCTTCAAATGCAGGCACCGGCACAAAACCCCACCGGCCCAGTGCCTCAAGACATGCAAACGCACGTCCAGTCCAAGAACCCAGGTGGACTGACCGACGACCAGATGACGGCGCTCTTCGTCGCCGCGTGTACCGCCGCCGCGATCTCCACTCCCGTGCAGCAAAAGCTTTCAACGTCCGTTCCCAAATTCCTAAACGAGATGGGTCAACGGTCAGGAGTTGGACTCGCCACCACCGGTGCCGTCGCCGCCGCCCTTTTCTATTTCGGCAGGTCCTACGTTATCAAGCAATGAGCACCGTAACCTCTTCAGGAATCCGAGCAGACCGTCCGTAACTATTGAAAACGTCACGTGCTTTCTCACTTC